CTTTATTCCAAGCTCAATCAAATCGTGTAAGTTATTTATTTCTTCCATATTAAAATTTATTTAAACGTCATACAACACAAAATAAATTGCATTGAAACGCCAATTTATTCAAACCGTTATAGGTAATAAAAACAAAACCCTCGCTAAATTTTCTTGTACCATTCAGGGTCTTGTTTATTCCTAATCTTCTTTAGTTTCTCTAATTCTTTTTCCTCTTTGCTCGTCAACTCTCTGCTATCCTGTATATTGAATAGGTTATTCAATTTTTTGTATAAATCTGTAAGCTCCATATTTTATGTTTTTACAACCAATAACAAATTTTAAATTCTATTAAAATTATTTATACTGGCTCTCAATATAATCTATTACATTCCCTAATTCACCTTCCCTACCTACATACAAAAAATAAGTGCTAGTATTTTCTTCTATCTCACTTGTTCTTTTATCTGCAAGTCTTACTATTTCTGCTTCTAAATGCTCTATTATTTTTTTTAATTTATCATCCATATTTTTAAATTTTAACATTATTTACTTATACCGTTATAAACAACCCCATAAAAAACTGTGTACCAATAACAGTTTTTTAATTTACCGTACAATAGTAATCAGCTTTCTTTGCGTTTGGTAGTTGCATCAACTGTATGGTTCTTACTTTGTACTCGGGGGTTTATTTATAACATTAATTAAATTCCATTAAAACGGTATTTACTTATACCGTTATGCAATAATAAAAAATAAATACAAACAAAACTAAAACATAACCTTATTTAGAATCGTTCTAAATAACTCAAATAATTTTGTTATATTTATTGATATTATGAAGAAATTTTGTATAGCACCTTCTTTTTTAGGTAAAAAAATTACTGGTAAGGATAAATTATCAGTGAATCTAACAGAAAAGACGAGCCAAAAAGACTTAAAAAAGCTTTATCAGGCAGGTTTTACTAACGTTGTTAAAGTAGAAGAAGTTAAAGAGGATGACTCAAAAGAGCAATAAATTAAACATTAAGGCTAGTACTGTAGGGGTTAAAACTGATCCTATTACTACTCCTATTATTAGAAAGGAGAAACAGCCTAATATGGATATAGAGTCTAAATGGGTTCCTTATTTTAGGGATTCTAGTAACATATATCCTAATGATTTAGCTAAAAGGGCTAGGCGTTCATCAACTCATGGAAGTATAATTAACCAAAAACATACTTTTGCAATGGGTAAGGCTTTTACGTTTAAAGTTGATGGAGAAGATAAAGAGTGGGATGATCTACCAGAAGATTTTAAAGAATGGTATGGTATGGTTAATTCTGATGGAGAAGATTTAAGAGATGTTTTTTCTGATTGGATGCAATCGTATATCATTACTGGAAACTGTTACCCTAGAGTAACTAAAAGCGGTGATGTTACATTTTTATGGTCTGAAGATGCTACAACTGTTAGAAAGGCTAAAGATAAAAAGACGGCTTACTTATCGAACTTTTGGAGGGATATATTATTAGGCACTGTTCCTACTATTGAATTCCCAGTACAAGAGGTTCCATTTTGGAACGGTACAGAAAAACAAAAAGACTACATTGTACATATTATTAGAAAATACCCTGAGTTTAACTACTACGGGCTTCCTGATTATGTAGGTGCTTTAGACTGGATTGATATTGAGTACAGAATGTCAAAGTACAACATTGATAAATTCAATAACGGGTTTTTCCCTTCTGTATTAATCCAAACATTTGGAGAGCTTCCAGACGGTTTAAATCCTCAGAATTACGTTGAGCTAATGAAGCAGAAGTTTACAGGTGAAGCTAATAATGATAAGTTTGTAGTAGAAGCTTTAGACAGCCCTGAACAAGCTGCTAAGATTCATGAGTTTGATCGTGATAGAGATGGTGAATTTTTAGAACTTTCTCAATTAGCTGAAAAGGCTATTATTATTGCTCATAGATTTACCCCTTCAATTGCGGGTATGGAAACTAGCGGTAAACTAGGAAGTAACCAACAATTAAAGAGTGAATATGAAAAACTTATGAACTCTGTAATAATACCTGACTTTCAAGAGCCTTTGTTAAGAATATTGAACAAGCTTATTTATAAAGAAACTAAGTGGAGTAATATTGAAATAGGTATTTTAAATGTATCTCCAATTGGTAACTCTGATAGGATTGATATTAACGCTGTTACTACTGTTGATGAAGGGAGAGAGCAGTTAGGGTATGAGCCTTTCGGAGATGAAAGAGGTGAATTATTTATTAATCAAAATTCAACGCAGAATATAGATAAGCCTGTTGAGAATGAAAATAAAGACGATTAATGGCTTTTGATACTGAAATAATGACAGATGTAGAAGTAAAAGACTTAGCTATTCATGATGAATATTTTGATGAAGCTTATTTTACTAACTACATTTTAACATCACAAAGGAAATATGTTAGACCTACTTTGGGTAAAGACTTTTATAATGAAATCTTAGACCAAATAGAGAACACTACATTAACTCCTGATAATACTATTATAGTAGACAACTTCTTAAAGCCTATGTTGGCTCATTTCGTGGTATATGAGTGTTACAGTAAGGTACACACTCAGTTAACTAATCAAGGGGCTATGAGTGCTGATACTGAGTATTCGAAACAAGGAAGTAGTTTTGATTATTCACAATCAAGAGACTTTTATATTAATAAGGGTGATACTTGGAGGAAAGATATGATAGTTTATATCGAAGATGCTAAAGATGATGATTCTACTAAATATCCTTTATTCGAGGATTGCAAGGATCAGCCACAACTTAATAAGAAAGGTATAATTTTTTACGATTAAGATATGCCAATATTACATAAAAATATAAATACCGCTTCAGATATTCATGTACCTAAGTGGCATCCAAGTGCTAATAATGGTGATTATGCGTGGAAGAATGAGGTAGGAGATTTAGAGAGCTTAGATGAGTTGTTACTACCTTCTGCTTTAGACTTTGTAGATGCTAGCGTAGCACCACCAACAACTAACGCGGGTGATATCTATGTTTTATCTAGTGGTGTTGTTGATCCTTCATGGGGTTCAGTAAGTACTTTAGATTGGGTTAGATATGATGGTACGGATTGGAATAGTATAACACCTCAAAAGTCTAGTTTATGTTACAACAAAACTACAGACTCATTATTATCATTTAACGGTACTGCATGGGTTGAAGTAGGAGGTGGCATAGCTAATGTTGACGGTGCAGAAAAAGCAGCTTTAACACCTACTGAGGGAGACTTTGTTTATGATACTGATTTAGATAGCTTACAACGTTATGACGGTTCTAGCTGGGTTGATATTGCCAAAGGTTATGGAAGTGCTGTTAGATATACCGATGGAATCCCTTACTTCTATGATACGTTAAAATTAGCCTATGACTCAGCTAGTGCTGGAGATGTTGTTAAAACGTGCGGAAACTTGACCGATACGTCAGGTGACTCTATTACTCTAAAAGCAAACGTTGTGTTAGATTTAAACGGTTTTACATACACTTGGGATAACTCAGGAGCAAACAATGTGTTTAACGCTACTACTGGGGTCGTGATAACAGACTTAGTAACTATTAAAAACGGTAAAATAATTAAAACTGGTGGTGGTTCAGGTAGTGTTATAAATAACACCACAGATACGACTTGGGCTTTAAATAACCTATTTGTACGATCTGATTCTGTATGTATACTAATGACTGGTATAATTGATGCTTATGGTAGTTTTTTCGAAGGAGATACTACGGCTAACTCTTGCAGATTTACTTCTGGGGCTCAAAGAGTATTTGGAGGGTATTATAAAAACGTTAACGCAACTGGTACTAATTCATCTGATGCTCAATATATGGGTAATACCGTATGGGAAGCTGTAGGAGGTAATGGATGCTCTATAGGAGGTAAAGTAAATGATAGTATTTTTATTAGTGATTCTGGAGTTGGATTAGCATCATCGGGTAACGCCATAATAAATAAATGCTTTGCGTTTAGTGACACAGGTACAGCAGCAGATATAAGCGATGGTGAATGTCACTACTTATATGCCGTTAGTCAATCTGGAAGGGGTATTGATGCTACAGGATGCGATTTGATGACTCACTCAACAGGTATTAGTGAGGGGGCTAATTTCGGAGTAAGAGGGGCTAATTTAAACTATCATTGTAACGGAATTAGCGAGAGTAGCAACGCTTGGAATAATGGGGGTTCACCATCTCCTAAATTATATAACTGTACTGCTAAAGTAAACAGCGGTACAAGTTCTGCTATTTTTAATAATGTTAATAATGTAGAGATGTTAAATTGTTCACTAGAGGTGGCTAGCTCGTCTGCTTGGGGGATTTCGCCAGTATTGAACCACTATGCAGCAGGCAACTTAGTTAAAGGGACTAATAATATGATACAAGGTACTAATTTATGGGTTGCCGCTTTTGATGCAGCTAACAACTCAGCACAACTATAATAAAATGAACGCAAACGAATA